GGTGGTAAAGTTGCTCTAGGGCAGTATGATGTTAAAATGTCAATGAATGAGTTTACTCAAACAGGACTAGTCGAGACGGGATATACTACCAAGTTCAATGACAAGGCAAACTACCGTGTGGGCTTTGGCGTGTTGAATGAACGTAATGCTTGGATGGGCAATCAAATCTCAGGCATGATGGGCGAAGTTGGTGGTAGTTATACACAGTTTATGAACTTTACTGGTGCATATAACTTAAATAAAAACTTGAGTTTGTTTGGTAGTGCTTGGATGGGTTTTACACAAGCCAATTTAGAGACTAGTGGATTGATTACCAATGTAGGTGCTACACAATCATACAGCTGGAACATGGGCCTAGATTATACTAAAGAAAAACACAGTTTTGGTGCTACTGTAAGTCAACCAGTGACTGTAAGTAAAGGTACCGTTGATGTTAGTGTGCCAATTGGATGGACATCCAATGGAGAAGTGGCATATGATCGTAGCCGTGTAAGCATTACTCCGACAGCAATGCAGTATGACATGGGTGTATATTACAAGTATAAAACTAAAAACTTAAACTTGATTACCTATGGTGAACATCAAACAAATTATCTTAATCAAGCAGGCGTAACTAATCAACTATTTGGTTTTGCTCTTAATAAGGAGTTCTAAGATGGTCGATTTAAAAACACTTAGTTTACAATATTTTTATCTATTTTCAAGTAAAAATTTAAATGAGATCAGCAAGATGTTCGCACCAGATTGCCAACTACGCGATTGGGAAAATGCAGCAGTAGGCAAAGATGATGTGGTAGCTATCTATGAAAAGATTTTCAACAGCGTTGAAAGTATCGCAGTCACTCCAGGTGCAATATATGAAGATGGAGATAATATCATAGCTGAACTACTGATCACTATCAATGGTGCAGAACAAATACTCGTGACAGACATCATTACCTACAACGAAGATGGTAAGATCCTCAGCGTAAGAGCATATAAAGGATAAACCATGCAGTGGATTAAAAAGAAAATTTGCAGGTGGTTAGGTGTAGAACGCTTTGACGATTGGGATGATAATGTCATACCTATGAGAGATAGCGTAAGGATAAAAAGTGATGCACCTAGTTTCTTTGATCGTAATCCAGAAAGCAATTTCCGTATCTATAATGCCACAGGTGGTATGATTCTCGAAGTCGGCCGCTGGGATAAGTCGCGTAGTGAATGGATCACAAATATGCATATTATAAATGATGATGAAGAGAACAAGACAGATGCTATAGCCAAGATCATGACCATGGAGTTGATGAGATGAAGAAATTATACGTAAGTGATGTAGAGATCCGAGAATATGTAAACGAGATCTCATTTAAAATGTACAAGGACAATTGGCGTCCAGACTATATCGTAGGACTTACCCGCGGTGGATTAATCCCTGCGGTATATATGAGCCACACATTAGATATCCCCATGGAAACATTAAAAGTAGCCCTACGTGATGGTACAGGTGGTGAAAGCAATGGGTGGATGGCAGAAGATGCGTTTGGTTATTTAGAAGCATCATCTGTGCCTAGACCAGCAGGCGAACCTACTAGTGATCCTGCACTACGTAAAAATATCCTTATCGTAGATGACATCAATGATACAGGTGCTACATTAGATTGGATCATCAATGATTGGCAAGGTATCAATTTGCCAAATGATCCTGCCTGGGCAGACATCTGGGGGAACAATGTTCGCTTCGCAGTATTATTTGACAACTTGTCTAGCAAGTTTAGTCGCAAGGTCAACTACAGTGCTGTGGAGATAAACAAAGCAGAAGAAGATGTTTGGATCGTTTATCCCTGGGAAAGATAGTTGACTTTACTAAAAAAATATACTATAATACAAATATGAGCAAATTAAAAGTAAGTGAAATATTCTATTCAGCACAGGGTGAAGGCCGCTTTATTGGTGTTCCTAGTGTTTTCTTACGTACATTTGGCTGTAACTTTACCTGTGGTGGATTTGGCATGTCAGATCGCACACAGATGAGCACAGAGCGTGAGTTCATTGATCCTGCGAAATATCGTATATATGAAGAGCTTCCACTAGTCAATACTGGCTGTGACAGTTATGCATCGTGGGATCCTCGTTTCAAAAACTTTAGTCCGCTACTGACTATCGATGCAGTGGTCCAACGTATGCTTGATTTGGTGCCCAGTAACAGTTGGATCATGCCAAATGGCAATGATACACATTTGGTCATCACAGGTGGTGAGCCTTTGCTAGGATGGCAACGTGCTTATCCAGAATTACTAAGTCACAAAGATATGTATAACTTAAAGAATTTAACATTCGAAACAAATGGTACCCAAGAATTACACGAAGACTTTGCCAAATATTTGAAACTTTGGAATCGTGGCAGTAGAGAGATCACATTTAGTGTTAGTGCTAAACTAAGTGCGTCAGGTGAACGTTGGGAAGATGCAGTCAAACCTGAGATCGTTAAGAGCTATGAAAAGGTTGGTACAACATATCTTAAATTTGTAGTTGAGAATCCTGCGGACTTTGATGAAGTTGATCGTGCAGTGGCCGAATACAGGAAGGCCAAGTTCAAAGGTGTAGTATATATCATGCCAGTAGGCGGTGTGGTTAAAGTCTATGATGGTAATAAATTTAATGTAGCTGATGAAGCTATGCGTCGTGGTTATTATTACAGCCCACGATTACACGTGGACTTATGGGGGAATTCATGGGGCAAATAAAAGAAACACACAAGAGAACTATCGCTAGGATGGTCAGCTATCGTATCACAGCTTGGCTGTTTACTATCTTTTGGACATATTTATATACAGGTAATCTAGCACACAGTACAGGATTCGCCACATTATTACACTTATTATTAAGCATCGACTACTATATACATGAACGTATATGGTTAAAAATTAAATGGGGAACTGAATGAGTAACTTGTGGAATTTAATTAAATATTGGTATCATGAATATATAGAGTGTATGAAAAATACACATCTATTAGACGAAGCCTATATGGAATTAAACATGGATGAAGAATTTGGCAGAGGTGAAATATAATGATAAAAAAATTAATCAATAACTTATTTGGCACTAAACCAGAAGCACCAGTTATTAAGAGTCAAAAAACTAAAAAGACACCAAAAGATTTAGCCACAGAAACAGGCGAACCTTATGTTGAAGTCAGCATGGACATCGATCCAAAAGATCCAGGTCAGGGTAGTTTTGAACTAGATTGGAATGATAAATTTGTGGCTAACTTGGTACGTGCTGGGTACCAGGGCAAGACCGATCAAGACATCGTGGACAATTGGTTCCGAGCAGTATGTCGTAATGTGGTCATGGAAACCTACGAACAAGAGCAAGCTGATCCCTCTAATAGACCATCAAATCGCCGAGATCTAGGTGATGGTAGAACGGAAATCAGTTGATCTTATATGTAAATGGTGACAGCCACACGGCTGGTGCTGAAGCTATAAATCCATTTGCCTTCGCAAACGATGATCCACAATACAAATATCTAGGAAGAGTTCCTCATCCTGATAACTTATTCGTTAGTTATGGTAATATCCTAGCAAAAAATCTCTCAGCTGAATTACATTGTGATGCCGAAAGCGCCAGCAGTAATAATCGCATTATACGTACTACCAGACACTATCTTAAAAATAATCGCCCAGATTTAATCGTTATAGGATGGAGTACTTGGGAACGTGAAGAATGGTTATACGAAGGACAATATTGGCAAGTTAATGCGGGTGGAATCGGTGATGATTGGCCAGATGCTATTAAGCAACAATATAAACATTGGATTAACAATATAGATCACCAGCAAAAAGAACAAGAAGCACATGAAAAAATTTGGGCACTACACCAAGAATTAGCAGACATTCCGCATTTGTTCTTTAACAGCTATTCAGCATTAGCATCTACCAAACATCGAGAGTGGGACCATAATTATCTATACCCATATGATGGTAGTCGTACATACTATCATTGGTTACTAGATCAAGGATTTGGAACGGTTAATCCAAAAAGTTATCATTTTGGTACAGATGCACATTTGAGTTGGGCAAATCATTTGACAAATGTCATAAATGAACGTATAATTACAAAATGAGATATCTATTAGTAGACACAGCAAATACATTTTTTCGTGCAAGACACTCAGCCCATCGCCAAAGTGACACTTGGGATAAACTAGGTTTTGCCATCCACGTTACCTTAGCTAGTATAAACAAGTCTTGGCGTGACCAAAAGGCTGATCATGTGATATTCTGTTTAGAAGGCCGCAGTTGGCGTAAAGACTTTTACGAACCCTATAAGAAGAATCGCTCAGTTGCTCGTGCGGCACTTACCGAAAGCGAAGCGGAAGAAGATCGATTGTTCTGGGAAACATTTGATAATCTTAAGACGTTCGTTACAGAAAAGACCAATTGCACAGTTCTACAACATCCTGAGCTTGAAGCAGATGATCTTATAGCTGGATTTATACAAGCTCATCCTGATGATCATCATACTATCGTAAGTAGTGACACTGATTTCTATCAGTTACTTGCTGATAATGTTAATCAGTATAACGGGATAAGCGATGAGCTTCATACACTAAAAGGTATCTTTGATAAAAAAGGCAAACCTGTCTTAGATAAGAAGACTAAAGAGCCTAAGAAGATACCTGACCCTAAGTTCATCTTATTTGAAAAGTGTATGCGTGGTGATCCCACAGACAACGTATTTTCTGCATTTCCAGGCGTGCGTACCAAAGGTAGCAAGAACAAAGTAGGTCTTGAAGAAGCCTACAGTGACAAAGATAAGAAAGGTTATAATTGGAACAACATGATGCTACAGCGTTGGGTAGATCATAATGGTGTTGAGCATCGTGTATTGGATGATTATGAACGTAATCGTGTCTTAGTCGATTTAACTGCTCAACCAGATGAGATTAAAGTTAAGATAGCAGAAACTATAGCGGCCGCACAAGTACCCAAGAACATGCCCATGGTTGGTGCCCAGTTCTTGAAGTTCTGTGGCAAATATGATCTGGTTAAACTGAGTGAGAATGCTAGTAGCATGGCCGAATGGATGATGGCTAGCTATCCACAGAAAGATTATGCATGATAGCAGATGGCAAGTTCCTAGCATTAGACCTAGAACTTAATCAACCGTCAGGTAAGATCATACAGGTTGGTATAGCTATAGGTGACAAGAACACACGTTTCGAGGACTATGTGGTCCGTAAATGGTATATAGATCCGCAGGAACCTATCAGCGAGTTCATCAATGACCTAACAGGTATAACCGACAGTGACATACGTGCCGAAGCATACAGCCATGAACATGTTGCCCGTGAGCTTAGTGAGCTAATACGTGAACATAAGGTCTTTATCAATCCAGTGACCTGGGGTGGTGGTGATAGTGTGGAATTATTAGCAGAATTTACTAAAAACCATGCTGATTTCCCGCATTTTGGCCGTCGTTGGATCGATGTTAAGACCTGGTACACATACTTGATGCTGACCAGAGGCAAAGCACCTAGTGGTGGATTAGCGTCAGCTATGGGCTACTTCAAATTGCATTTCAAAGGTGCGGCACATAGGGCAGATGTTGATGCGGCCAATACCCTAGCACTGTTTTTCAAACTGCTAGATCGTCAGGCTCGGTTAGAAAGTATACTGGACAGTGCAAAAAATATTTGACATTTATCAAAAATCTAAATATAATATAGTATGACTAAAGAATTAGAAAAACTAGCAGCTCAAGCAGGATTATCCGTTACGGATAATCTCGCACACTTTTATCGTTTGGTTGGTGAACATTGCGCTGACATGTGTGGTAGCCAAGGTGATCAAAAGAACATACGGCGCCATTTTGGTCTAGACTACTACGATGGTCCTAGCCATTATCAGAGTAAAAGACATCAGGAAACACAGTATGATTGGAGTAAACATTATGTTGAGGAAAAGAAATAAATGGCACATATAATTGATAAAACTTTCGAATTTTGCTATGGTCACAGGGTTTGGACACAGAAACTAAATGGTGAATACGCGGCAGACTTGAAGTGTGCTTGTCGTCACCTACATGGGCATGAAGGGAAACTACAGGTTTATCTACGTAGCCCAACTGGTGAATTAGATCCAACAGGTATGGTAACAGACTTCCGTCACTTAGAATGGTTGAAGAAATGGATTAACGAGTATATTGATCATCAGTTTGTATTAGATAAGAATGATCCATTGTATAATCAAATAGTTGGTGATCGTGGGTTGGTTCCGGTGGTGGTTCCAAACACAGACTATGTAGCAGGTTGGCATTTAGACTTAACAGGCTTAGATCCTAACACACCAGAGTATGAATATTATGAAGGATTCATGATTGTAGACTTTGTTCCTACAAGTGAAAACCTAAGTAGCTGGATGGCAGAACTAGTTGACATTAAAATGAAACCATTGAACGTAACTGTTGACCACATTGATTGGTGGGAAACTCCTAAGAGTAGAAGCGTATTTTATAAATGACAGCCTCAGTATTCATCTTACTAGCCTTATTTGGAATCAAGCACTTCATCGCTGATTTCTTGATGCAGTATGATTACATGCTGAGAGAAAAAGGTATCTATGGTGCCACAGGTGGCGTGCATCATGCCCTAGTCCATGCTAGTTTTACTTTCTTAATTCTAGCATTCTTTTGCTCTAACACAAATGATATTATCGCACTTTCATTTGCGGACTTTGTCTTACATTATCATATAGATTATTTTAAACAGAAATTGAATAAGAGACTTACCTCAGCAGATCGAGAGTTCTGGGTTTGGCTTGGATTAGATCAAGCTCTGCACTATTTAACCTACGTAGGAATCATCAGTTATGTCACTCTTAGCTAAAGCAGTTGTTAAAAATAAATGTTGGGTAGTCGAGGATAATGGACATCAGATTGGGACTATCTTAACTAATCCACAAGGTGTAGTTTATCAACATGATCAGACTCGTGAACAGTTTGCTAGTTTAAAAATGCTCAGCGACAAATATAATATTATAGTAGACAAAGCACCACCTAAAAAAATTATCACTGAAAGTAACAGTGTGTATGGTTTTCCATGTGAACACAAAGCTAATAATATTCTTTGGGATGTCAAGCACAAATTGCCTATCTTTACTAAGGGCAATAAAAGCAAGAGTTTTTTCTGTGCCGGCTATTATATCGTTAAGTTTAACAATGGATGGGTTAAAAGCTACTGCCCTAAACTAATCACACTTAATCGCTATGCTTATGCTGGTCCATATGAGTCAGCAGAAGAAATGCAAGAACATTTACGTATCGCTAACGGAGCACTACATGGAACAACAGTTAAGTCTGCATCTGAAGAAATTTAACGATCGTGTTAAAGTAATGAATCAAACTAATGCCAAAGACCTAAATCTTTCGGCATTAGAAGCACGTAATATACACAGTGAGATTTTTGAATTACTAACAAAGATCAATGATCTTACAGAAATTAAACGAGCCGCAGATGATAACTCTAC